TCCCCGTCACAAAAGCAATCGATGCATTTTTGTCAGATGTGTACGAGCCAACAGATAATGAAGAACGCTACCATTTTATAGAATCAAGCAGCATGGCGGGTGTTGAAATCAAAGAAGGTGGCAAGTTCGTTTACAGCCATCATGCCAAGGACCCAGCATATCTTAAATTATGCAATGCCTTTGACATTGTTCGTATCCATAAGTTTGGTGATGACGATGCTAAGAAGTCCTTTAAGAGTATGTGTGATTTTGTCATGAAGATAGATGAGGTGAAAGTATTTGCTACCAATGAGAAACTTGCAGAAGCTGAAGTGGATTTCACAGATCTTGGTGACGATTGGAAAGAAAAACTAAAGTATCAGCCCCGAAGTCAAGTACTCGAAAACAGCGTATACAACTTAAACCTTATCCTGAATCATGATCCCGATTTTAAGAACTTTGCATTCAACGAGCTGTCAAACCGTATCCAGGTCACTGGACCACTTCCGTGGGAAAGACCAGAAGGTAACGTGTTTTGGAGAGACGCCGACACAGCCCAGCTTAAGTCCATTATGGATATTCGCTACCTTCCGTTCTCAAGTAGAAATCATGATGTTGCCTTTACCAAGGTTGCTGATGATCGGAGATTCCACCCTATAAGGGATTACCTTGATTCTCTACCTGAATGGGACGGAGTAAAGCGTGTGGAGGATGTTTTCATCAAATATCTTCAGGCTGATGACACTGAGTATATACGCACAGTGACTAGAAAGACCTTTGCAGCGGCGGTTGCCCGGATATATGTTCCTGGAATTAAGTTTGACTGCGTTCCTGTGCTTGATGGCGATCAGGGGATTGGTAAAAGCACAATTTTGAAGGATCTGGTAACAGCAGATTTTTATTCTGAAACTCTATCCCTTACAGATATGGACGACAAGTCCGGTGCTGAAAAACTTCAGGGATTTTGGGTGGTTGAAATCGGAGAACTTGCTGGTATGAAAAAAGCAGACATTGAAAAAGTAAAAGCATTCCTCTCTACCTCTGATGATAAGTATCGACCGTCCTATGGCAGAGTTGTGGAAAGCCACCCTAGACAGTGCATTGTTATTGCAACGGTAAATGGAGAGCGTGGATATTTACGTGATATCACAGGAAATCGCCGCTTTTGGATCATCAAGGTGCATCAGAAAAAGCAAAAAAAGACATGGAGCTTTACGGAAGAATTCAGGCAGCAGTTCTGGGCTGAAGCAAAAGAAATATGGAATTCAGGCGAAAAGCTATATCTGGAGGGTGACATTTTAGATGAGGCTGAAAAGGCCCAGAAGGGCGCCATGGAGGCTGATGAGCGTGTTGGTATGGTGGAAGAATACCTGAAGACATTACTTCCAGATGACTGGGATAGTATGGACTTGTTTGCCCGCAGAAATTACCTAAGTGGGACCGAATTTGGCAGGCCAGTGCATGCAGGTACTGTTGCTCGAACCTCTGTAAGCAATGCTGAAATATGGTGTGAATGCTTCAATCGCAACCTCTCTGAATTAAAGACCACGGATAGTTATCAGATCGCAGCACTCATGGCTCAGATTCCCGGTTGGGAACGAACCAGCAGTATCAGGCGTTTGCCCATATATGGTAGGCAGCGACTTTATCAATATTGCGGATAAAGAACACGACACAACACAAGATTTTCCCTTATATTCAAAATGCTTTTTCTTAAAAGTAGATAGGAAATACCTGTGCACGTACACGCGCGTTAGTAAATATAGGGAAACGCTTGTGAATTTGTGTTTCTTGTGTCAGATGGGAGGTAAAAAAGTGACTGAAAAAATCATCGAACAAAAACTGGTAAAAGCAGTGAAAGCCTTGGGAGGCTTACCACTAAAATTTGTTAGTCCGGGTTTTGATGGTATGCCGGATAGGTTAATCCTTTTTCCCGGAGGTAAAATCGCCTTTGTTGAAGTCAAAGCCCCTGGGAAGAAACCTCGACCTTTACAACTGGCTAGACATAAGCTCCTTCAGGGTCTTGGATTCAAGGTTTATGTGCTTGATAGTGTAGCAGGAATAGAGACAATATTATCTGATATGGGAGGTGATGCCAAATGAAGTTCATACCACATGATTATCAGCAATATGCAAGTGCCTACATCGAAAATAAACCTATTGCTGCCATATTTCTTGATATGGGCTTGGGTTAGGAAAAACTGTGCTGACCCTCACCTCCATAAGCAATTTACTCTTTGACAGCTTTAAGGTTCATAAAGTTTTGGTGGTTGCCCCTCTTCGTGTTGCAAGAGATACGTGGCCCCAAGAATTAGAGAAATGGTCACACCTAGATCATCTCATCTGGTCCGTGGCTGTTGGTACTGAATCAGAAAGAAAAGCTGCACTTTTGAAAAAAGCTGATATCTACATCATCAACAGAGAAAATGTCCAGTGGCTTGTGGAAGACAGCGGTATCCCTTTTAACTATGACATGGTTATTATCGACGAACTTTCATCATTTAAGAATCACAAGGCTAAGAGATTTAAAGCCTTGATGAAAGTTCGTCCACGCATTAAGCGAATGGTGGGTTTAACTGGTACTCCTACAGGAAACGGACTCATGGATCTATGGGCTGAGTTTAGGCTTTTGGATATGGGTAAACGCCTGGGTAGATTCATTGGTAAGTATCGAGACGACTACTTTATTCCAGATAAGCGTAATGGCCAGATCATCTTTAGTTACAAACCTCTACCATTTGCAGAGGATGCCATCTACCGACAGATTTCAGACATTACCATATCCATGAAATCCACTGACCATTTGAAGATGCCAGAACTCATTAGTTCAGAGTATCCAGTAAAGCTCTCAGAACCAGAGCGTAAACGCTATGAAGAACTAAAGCGTGATCTGGTCCTTCAGCTTCCAGGTGGAGATATCACCGCAGCTAATGCTGCTTCTCTTTCTGGTAAACTGTCTCAAATGGCCAACGGAGCTGTCTACTCCGATACCCAAGAGATCATAAGGATCCACGACAGAAAGCTGGATGCATTAGAAGATCTCATTGAAGCCGCTAATGGAAAACCTATCCTGGTTGCCTATTGGTTTAGGCATGACCTTGAGCGCATCACAGAAAGACTACAGCACAATAAAATGAAGTTCTCTCGCCTAGATTCTACTGAAAGCATTAGGAGCTGGAACAGTGGTGAACTACCAGTAGCTTTAATCCACCCCGCTTCTGCAGGACATGGCCTGAACCTTCAACAAGGCGGCTCCACTCTCATTTGGTTTGGCCTAACTTGGAGCTTGGAACTTTACCAGCAGACCAATGCCCGATTGTGGAGACAAGGCCAGACAGAAAGTACCGTTGTTGTTCAACACATCATTACCAAGGACACCATCGATGGACGCATCCTTAAAGCACTAAGAGAAAAGAACAGCACCCAAGCTGCACTCATCAATGCCGTAAAGGCAGATTTGAAAATCTAAGACAACCTATGACAATCCTCGCCAATCCGAGTGAAATCTAAAATATTCGGAGGGCTGATATGAATAAACAAAACGCAAGAGAATACTTCTCAAAAGCTTATCGCATTGACCATCGGATCCGTAGTAAGTTTGAACAATTGGAATCTTTAAATGCACTAGCCACAAGAGCCACATCCACTTTGAGCGCAATGCCAAGAAATCCGAACCGTTCAACATCAACGATGGCTGATGTGATTGCAAGAATCATCGACCTGCAGGAAGAAATCAATCAGGACATCATTCGTCTTGTAGATTCGAAACGTGAAATCATGACCATCATCAAGTCCATAGAAAACTCTGAGTACCAGACGCTTCTTGAGAAACGCTACCTTTGTTTTCTAACCTGGGAAAAGATCGCAGTGGATATGTGTTACACCATCCACCATCTCTACAAAATGCATAACGCTGCATTGGAAGTTTGCAGTAAGATTTTAAACCAGGATACCTAAAACCATAGAATGATACCCACCGCATGTGATTATATGTAAAATGGAGGTTACTAAAAATGAGCTACCGTGAAGCTAAAGAAGACAACATTAGAGTCTCAAAAGCTGGAAGGATGACCTACTACTTCCCCCGCTGCCGCTTCTGTGGGGATGAAGTAAGGTCCTTAAACTATCTCCGGGACAGACACTATGTCTGTAAAGAATGTAAGCCCCACAAAGAAATCCTATTAAAAACTGGCATCTTTGATTAGATGGATACTAAATAACATAGAATGATACCTACGATGTGTGCTTATATATAAAGTGAGCCACAATTTAAACAAGCCTTCTTGGGACCACCCCACGAGGGCTTTTCTTATGTTCATAAGGAGGTGAACCCATGCCATACAAACCTAAGCGTCCTTGTGCTTACCCAGGCTGCGGTCGGCTTGCAGACAGCGAGCAATACTGCGCCGAGCATAAGAAGGTGGTAACGAAACGCTACAACCAGTACCAACGAGACCCAGCGTCCAACAAGCGCTACGGCAGGTCCTGGAAGCGGATCAGGGACCGTTACATCAAAGCCCATCCTCTTTGTGAGGAGTGTGATAAGAACGGACGAATTGTAGTTGCTGAAGAAGTCCACCACATCCTCCCTCTCTCCAAAGGAGGTGGAAATGAAACGAGTAACCTGATGGCCCTTTGTAAGTCATGTCACTCAAAGATCACTGCTGAAAGTGGTGACCGATGGGGGAGGTAAAATCCCTACAACTTTTCAATCCGGACAGCGGGCTGGGGTGTCGTGTTAAAAAACGCAGATTCAAACGGGGGTATAGCCCCCCACTTTGTAAAGGAGGTGTGATCATTGGCAAAAGACGGTACGAACAGAGGTGGCGCTCGTGTTGGTGCAGGGGCAAAAAAGAAACCTCTGGCTGACAAAATAGCCGAAGGAAACCTTGGTGGCAGGAAACTGACGGTGATGGAGTTTTCCGATACTGCAGATCTTGAGGGACAAGAAATGCCTGAACCCAATAAGATGCTAGAAGCCATTCAAAAAGATGGTAAAGCTCTGGTGGCTGGTGAAATCTACAAAGCCACATGGCAGTGGCTGGATAAGCGTGGCTGCGCTGCTCTGGTTTCTCCGCAGCTCCTTGAAAGGTATGCCATGAGTGTTGCTCGTTGGATTCAGTGTGAAGAAGCCATCACTGAATATGGTTTTCTTGCGAAACACCCCACCACAGGAAATGCTATTCAAAGTCCTTATGTATCCATGGGCCAGAACTACATGAACCAAACCAATCGTCTATGGTTTGAAATATTCCAGATCGTAAAAGAAAACTGTACTGGCGATTACAAAGGAGCGAACCCTCAGGATGATGTGATGGAAAGACTTCTTTCTGCTCGAAGGGGCAAATAAAAAAGATGGGAGATAATGATATGAGTAAAAACTTCAGAACCGCAGAAAGTGTCTGCAAGGGACATCCTGATAAGCTTTCTGATTTAATCGCAGACAGTATTTTAGATGCCTGCCTTCGCAGAGACAAAGCTTCACGTGTGGCCTGTGAGGTCATGGCTACTAAAGGTAAAATCATCGTAGCGGGCGAGATCACCTGCAGCGAAAAAATTAACATCCGACTTATCGTCAAAAATGTACTTCGCGAGGT